GCATCGTTTGTCAGGTTTAGCTCCTTGGCAACCTCGGTGAAGTTCGTAATGACTTCCGAGTCGAACTCGCGGCCTTCAGGCGCCTTGAATTCGTACTTCTCAGGAGCGCCAACGGGCTTTTCAGCTTTGGCCTCCGTCTTGTCGCCAACGGGTGCTTCCACCTTGGCCGGCTCATCGGCTGGTGGAGCCTTCGACTCCGATACCTTCTGCCCATTACCGTAAAGAGCCTCTGCCGTCGCAGCGGTCTTGTCGGGTGCTGAAGATGTTGGTGCGCCGTTATTGGGTGTTGCGGCTTCCATCATCGTTGTTTCGCTCATTCGACGAATTCTCCTTCATCATTGTTGGGTACAGTTCCGGGCACTGCGAGTGAATCAGGGCCAACATGCGGAGTCCGTAATTCCGATTGCCTTCGGCGAAAGACATTGCCATCGCGTTGGTATTGAACGACGAACGAAACACGCCTGCCTGATCCAGAAGCCGCCATAACACTCGACGGCCACGCTTGTTGCCCATGAGCCATTTAACGTCCGCTTCTTCGTTCTCCCTCGCTAGCCTGTCTCGCAGTTCGCGTTCAGCTTTGCTGCGATCCTGACCGCGAAGGTCAAGCGGATCATAATTGCTCACGATTAAACTCTACGCAAGAATTAATTTCCTACGGGCACCACTCACAGCTCAACAGCCGATGGCGATCCGTACCCGCTGAACATATTCATCACATCAGTCAGCCCGTTCTGTTGACCTGGCCCAGTTGGCGATGCCGCGAGGTTCTTAGCGGTCTGCGCCTGCTGCGACATAGCGGCCATTTGCTCCTTGGCCGCCAGCGCCTTGTTACGGGAATCGCGGATCATCGCAACATTCTTGTCTGCGATAATGAGCGACGGATCGACGCCAAGCATGTCGGAATAAATGTCCGCCCATTGGTCGCTGTCGAACTTGTCGAGGATGTCGGGCTTCATTTGCGCGATAGCGCCAAGGTTGCCAACGAATCGGTCCACAGCGTTTGTGCCAATCGCACGCTGCGCCTGGGCCAACATCGACACAAACTCAACAGTCAGGTCCATGCCCTGCAATTCTGCCGGCGGCGGCGGTATCGCGCCCGCCTGAAGCATTCGGGTGAACGTGATTTCAACGAGCGGGTCTAGCAGTTCGTTGTGGACTCGCTCGAGGACTGGCCCAAGCATCAGAAGTTTTTCCTCATGTCGCTCGGCCACCTCAGTTGCTGTCATGCGGGTGTAGGGTGCGCTTGCGAGCATGAGGAAAAGGTCAGCGTAGAACGAACTGCGAACACGTTCGCGCACGTCCTGAATGTCATTCAGCAGGTATTGCAGGTTCAGGTTGACCTCAAACGCGGTCTTGATGCCCATACTAGCACCATCCACGAACGAAATGCCGCCCGGCAGGGTCTCAACATCCCTGTTCTTCATGCTCGTCGGAACCTGAAGCGGCGGCTTGGTCTGGTAGTCAATGGCCTGCGCCTTGCGAAGCTGCTCATGCTGGAGCTGCTTCACGTCGCCGAGCGCCTCCATGCCAGGGCTGTTGCCGTAGATGTCGCCGCCGGCTGTAGCCCAGCGCGGCACAAGCGCAGGGAAGTAGGTGAACCCACCCTCGCGCAGGAACACGCCGTCCTCGCCGCCGACCTCGAAGTACCACGACCCAAACGGCATATTTTTGCTGTCGCGCTTGGTCATGTCACGGTCCATGCGCGGCTCAATTGCGTGGATCACGGGAACCCACTGGTCGAGCGTGCCTGTGTCGTACATGTTCTGCACGCCGGTGGAGCATGCGTCGTAGCCGAACTCTTTGACCATCTGGCTCACGGTCATCTCAAATTCGCGGTAGAGCGTGCAGACGCGGCCCTGCGCGTCGGTTGATATGCAGTATTCGCCGCAGGTCAGCGGATAGTGGTGGATGATGTTGTTGAAGTCGGGCAGCACAATCGCTGCTGCCGTGCCGAACGCGCCCAACTCCTCGTACATCATGTGCAGACTGCGGTAGGTGTTCGACTTCTGAAACACCAGCTGCATTCGCTTGGCCACGTCATCTAGCCACATCTTGACGGGCTGGTACGAGCTTAATTCAGGATCAGGCGTGGACAGGCGGAACCACTGCCGCGCCGGCGAGGTCGCGCCCGCCATCATTCCTGCGCCAAGCGTTCGCAGCGCACGTGTCCCCGTGTTGTCGTAGATGTTGTTGTGGCGGCGGTAGCCACGGTCACGATCCTGGCGGAAGTAGCGACCGTTGCGAGGCAGCAGGTAGGACGTGATCTCCTGCCAGTGCGCGTACCACGACGCACGCTCGCTTTTGAGCTGGCCCCAACGGGTGAACAGCCTGTCGCGCTCGGGCGCGTTCTTGTACGACTTGTTGTCGCTTGTGTATTGGCTCAAGTTCAGCCCCCGAGGAGCGTGTTGCGTCCAAGGGTCAATTGCGACGGGTCAATGCCTGCGGGCCCAGTCAGCATGGTGCCAGCTGGCCCGCCAGCCCCGCTCTGTTGAGCCGCAGCCATAATGCTCGCCACGTCGGGCGCCTGCTGCTCGCTGCGACGAATCGCGGCCTTTGACGCAGTAGCCTGCGCCTCTGCTTGCCGGCTTGCACGCGCTTGGGCAGCCTGCTGTTTTTGCATTGCTTCCTCTTGGGCTTTCTTGCCCTGCTCGCCAGCAACGATTGAATATGCGGTTCCAGCCGTTGCCGCCGCTGCCATAACAGAGCCGATTATAAGAGCGGTTGTTGAAACTGCCATTACGCTAATCCTTTCGTGTGTGTTTGTTCTGTCATCGAGTATCCCATTCGCCTGAGCATGTCTGCAACTGCCCCATTGTCATTAACTTGCAGGTTCGACATGCTCACCATGCTTGCGCCACTTTCAATTGCCCACTGCTCAAATGCCTGAATGAGCCGAATTGCAGTTGTCCCCTTGCGGTATTGCGGTGCCACCCACCATGCCAACTCCGTTGCAACCTTGTGACTCGGTGCGTACCAGACTGAGAACAGCACTGCGACGAAGCAGCCTGCGAGCGTGCCGTCAACGTCTGCGACAAACACCTTAGCGTGCTCAATGAGGTGCCGAATTGTGGCGCTGATTTCGTCATCGGTAGCCGTCCACACGTCCGCGTAAGGCGCAAACGCCATAAATTGGCGATACATAACTGCAATTGCCTCCTCGTCCGCTAGTGTTGCATCACGGATCATGGAAACCTCGGCAGAACGGTATTAATTCCCTCGCTCATTACGGGCACCTACATTAACTTGTACGGGTCGTAGTCCTTCGGTGTCGTGTCGATCTTTTCGCGCACCTCGCGTGGCAGTTGCTTCGACACCGGGTACGCGAACGTCAGCGCCAGCGCGTCGGCGATGTCAGGGCTGCCGCCGCCTTGGAGTCGCTTCTTGATCTCGTCCTTGGACTCAAGGCACCGCCTGCCGAGCGCATCGAACCAGTACGTTGGCGTGGATAGTTCAGCCTTCAGGTCGGTGTTGTTCGGGATGCTGCCGCCGTTCGACAGCCATTCCTTGACCTGCCACCACATCTCGGCTCGGCGGTTCACGAACAGGTTGGGCTGGTTCGCCTTGCCGCCAAATGGCACTTCCACGATGTAGTAATCCAACTGGCGCAGGCGGTCGATGACGCCAGCACCGCCGCCAACGTCGATGAACACGGCGTCTGGGTCGCGGTCATCGATGACCTGCGCGACGAGGCCTGCCAGCTGCATGTTGTTCACGCCGTGGTAGATCATGGGCTTTTCCATGCGCAAGCCCTGGCGCAGCACTATCACGCTGCGGTCATCGCCGAACCGAGCAGGATCAACGCCTACGACTAGGGGCGATTCCACCACATCGCCGTCGCAGTACACCAGTTTCGATGCAGCCTCAACGTCCGTCATGCTGATGAGCTGATCGCTGCCTGCCGCGCTAAAGTCGCACAGATACTCTCGAGCGAACGCCGTTTCGGGCATGTCGCGCTCGAGGCGCAAGACTTCAGCCGGGTCAAGCGCGTCGGTGTCGTGAACCGTGTATCGGGTCGCGTACCAGTCGGGCAGGCTTGCAGCGCGGTAGAACAGCTCGCTGAACAGATTGATCCCCGCCGGCGTGCCGATGAACAGCGCCCAGCCCTTGCGGTCAGACAGTGCAGGCTGAATGATGTCGTTCCAGACCTCGGGCCTGATGTTCGCCACCTCGTCGATCACCACGCCGTCAAGTCGCACACCGCGCAAGGCGTCAGGATTGTCACCGCCGAACAGGCGGATCGTCGCCTTGTTGTGCTTAAATGTCACGGCGAGGTCTGCCTCGTTCACGTCGATTGCGCCGACACGCAGGAACCCGTCCAGCTTCTGCTTTAACCTCGCCCATGCGATGGCCTTGGCCTGCTTCAGGAACGGCGCGAGATACACATAGAACCCCAGGTCCGCACGGCACTTGATTGCGTGATCAAGCAGCTCCATGAGCGCCAGTTCGGTCTTGCCGGCGCGTCGGTGCAGGGCCAGCACCTTGAACCTGGCCTTCGCCCTGTGGCACGCCTGCTGCCATGGCCGCGGCTGATACTCAAACTCGACGTTCAACCTAGTCGCGTGGGACATTGGTCACGACATTCAGGATTATGCCGCCACCGTGCTCGAGCTGCTGTCTGTCGCCGTACTTCTTCGGGTTCCACTTGGCGAGCAGCTTCAGTCTGGTCTCGATCTGTAGCCGTCGCCAAGCGACTTGCACCTGATCTAGCGGCTCCAGGTCTGCGAGCCGCTGGCATTCGTCCGCGATCACGTCGTAGCCGTCCTCGCGTGCGCGTGCGATGCGTGCCACAAATTCCTCGTCCTTGTCCATCCAGTGGTACACGGTGCGCCATTCTGCATTACCTGGCTGCCTGCACCACTCCCGCAGCGGCTTCCCGTCTGACAGCCATCTGATGAGGCTATTCGCCTGTTCCGTTGGAACTGGCTCGGGTGGCCTTCCCACCCGCTTTAACCCGCTTCCACGTGTGCGGGACTTGTCCCCGTCGCTCGTATCGGCAAATCTTGACAACTGTGTCTCGCCTGATGTCAAACATTTTGCTGAGGCGTCGATAGCCGATGCCTTCTTCTTCGTGCAAATACCTGATTCGCTGGATAATTTCATCCGGGATCGTGGCATTGTGGTGGGTCGCGCCAATGCGAAAGCCGCGCTCATTGAGGGCAATCACCCTCGGTTGCTTGCGAGCATTAATCCCATCCTTTTCGGAGTTGTGCATAGGCTGCCTTGCTCACGGTTGACTTTGACTTTGGTCGGCTTGTGCCAGCCTTTCGCCTGCGGTTAATGTTTCCGACGAGACTGTTCTTGGTTTTTTTTGCCATGATTACTCCCAGTAAATGGTTTCGTTGCGTTTGTAGAACCTCAAATTTTCCTTAACGTCATTTCGCGTGAAGTGCTTGTCATCGATTATCACGTAATTGTTTGGCAGCAAAGCAAATTGGCCGGTGCACAGTTCCAACAAATTTAAAGGTTTGTGTTCCTGCGGGTATCTGCTGAAGCCGTCTGACCAATCAATCACAATTCCTGTGTGCCGTCCTTTTGCTTTCTCATGGATTGTAACAACGGGCATCCCTTCCAGGTAATACGCATGGAACGCCTCAACATGTTCACCCATTGCACCCCAGGGCTCCGTTGTGTGAAACGGATCTGTGACCTGCTCGGTGGTTGAAATGAGATGCAAAGGCACTCCGCACCAATGCGCTCCAGTTTCGAGCAGGCAGTGAGCCATCAACTTTTGCCCGGGTCGGCAGTAGATTGCGTGCCAAATTGCCCGGGTGTGGCCCTTTGGCATGGACGGCCCGAGCGCCTCGTTTGCGACATTTACGTACAGGTGGAATGGTAGGTTGGCGTGCCTGCCCATCAGCCTCGGCTCGACTTGCCGCTGCACTTCCACTTTGCTCTTGAAAGCCGCAGCGGGCTATTTGGGTTTTTCGCTGCCGCTGGATGCGACTTCATTTGCGCGAAACTGCGGGCGCAGTAGGCGTCACCCTTGGCGGTTCCAGGCTTGATTCGGTCGCCGCCGCCCCTGGCCTTGCCGGCTTGGCCGTAACTGACCCTGTTGGTGCGTCCCGTTTGCGGATTGCGCACGATTTTCACAAATCGTTTGCCTTTGGCAGGTGTTGGCATTTGGTTTCCTTTGATAGCGGTCACTCTTTGACGAAACTAGGTGGGACGGCATACCAGCCCTCGGGTACTATGACCTCGTTGTCGCCGAGCAGCCACTTACCGTCGGCATCGAGCGTGTAGACCCTAGCCCTGACCTTTGGACCCATCCGAATCGGTGAGTCCTCGCTTACAAGCACAGTCCGTGTGCAGCCCACCAAACCGCTCGCCAGAAGCAGTGCGACGCTCGCGCAGATGAGCTTCGATCCGCCTGCCAATCCTAGTCTGAAGGTCTCTGTCTTCTTTCGCATCGGTCGCTTGTCCTCGGTTGCGTGCTTCGCCCATCAGCCATCCAAGCAGGCTGTCGAGCACCGCCTTAATGAAAGCGTACATCAGACGCCTGACTTGTCGCTGTCTTTGGCGCAGATCAGACCAACACCCGCGATAATGGCCGCGATCAGCGCACCCCAATCAGGTACGGTCGCATCGTTGCCGTCGGTGAGCGCAGTAAGGGCCGCGCCTGCTGCGGTCAACATCGCCGCAATGCCAAGTCCCGTCGTTTTCCAGTTTTTCGTCATGTTCTTCGTGCTCATTTGTGTGCCTTTGGTAAGAGGTTTTGATACGTTACTTGGTCTTCCCTTTGTCTTCGGTGGGATCGCCGTCATCAATATACTGGCTCGCAAGGTCAATCACCATTTGCTTTATTGCAAATTGGTTGCCCCATGAGGCGCATTTTGCCTTTGTCGATTCTTTCGTCACTTCTGTCCACATGATAACCACACTGTCAGCACTCATGTTTTCCACGAATTGCGCGACGCACG